AGAGCAGCGGTCTCCAAAACCGAAGGTTGAGGGTTCGAGTCCTTCCCGGGATGCCAAGTTTTCAAATTCATGTTGGGGTGACCTCAGGGAGGACGCGAGGCTTTGAACCTTGTCGGTGTTGCAGTTCGAATCTGCCCGCCCTTGCCACATAACGGGTGTGTCGTATAGCGGAATAATTATACCTGGCTCTTACCCAGGCTGACGTGAGTTCGAATCTCACCGCACCCACCATTTGCTGAAAGGACGTGTCATGCGAACAATGAAGATTGTTGAAGGTGTTCACACCGCATATGACAAGATTGATGGTGCAGTTGAACACGTTTACACCGCAGTTGAGTTTGATACTGCGACCGGTGAAAACCTGATTGACTTGGTGTGTTATCGCACAAAGGACAACATGACGCATTTGGCTGAAGTGACAGCTGATGGTGTAGTTGTTCGCAAGTCAGTTCCGAAGTTCTGATTTCATGGGGATTTAGCTCAGCTGGTAGTAGCAGCGGATAATGGGGTGTTGGCAGAATGGTTTATGCACCTGCCTCTTAAGCAGTGACAATCTCGGTTCGAATCCGAGGCGCCCCACCAAGTTTTCCAGTCAGACCCCGTAGGATATACGGTAAACACAGTTGACTGGTTCTTTTCATGTCTCCATAGCTCAGATGGATTTAGAGCGTCGCGCTACGAACGCGAAGGCCGGGGGTTCGAGTCCCTCTGGAGGCTCCAATGTACTCCTTGATTGGTGCTGCAATAAGCCGGTCAAGGGAAGGGTGGATTGCAGCCCACCCGAGAGATTCAAACTCTCCGCCTGTGGACAGGGCCAGACGCTACGAACGTCCGGTTTGTTGGTTCGAATCCAACCGGAGGGTCCAATGATCAACTTTATGAAAGGAGCGCATTATGCGTACCGTCTCATCGACGCTTGATGCGTCTCGAAAACGTTCGACGTAATCCGTCGGACACCTAACAGGCCGGGTAGTTGACTTTTAATCAACCGCGGAAACGCACAGAGGGTTCGAGTCCCTCCCGACGGACCAAATTCCCGGGGTCCAAGCTTTAAGGTGAAGCAACTGGCTTTTAACCAGTAGAACACGGATCGTTACCGTGGTGCCCCACCATTTCATGAACAATTTCAACCATCACGGAGATTTAGAAATGAGCACATTGAAGGAGCTTGTCGCTGGTGACAAGCAAGTACATTTTCAGTTCTATCGCAAGGGCGAATTGCACTACATGACTGATGATGGCTTCAACTTCGTTGTGCCTGTCTCTGATGCTGGTGACGCTACTTTCCTGGCGTCCGATCGTGCTATGCTCTTCATGCGATACATTCGCAAACAACTAGAGGCCAATGAAGCTGGTCTCCAAGGAGCAAAAGATGAACTCAACGTTCAGAACCAAGTTTCTGACCAACACTGACGACACTGGTAGATTCATTGTCGTGTCTCAACGTACTGGTCGAACCTATTACGTTGAACCAATCGAAACGGCTCACACACCCAAATGGGGAAGTGTTGATCCGGCAACTGGCGAACTCATGCATAAGAAAGGTGATGGCAAATTCCGTGGTGGCATTAGCCCCAACGAATCCCTCATCACTCCTGAGAATGGGTTTAAGGAGGACAAGATTCATATGCTTGAAGCTGGCGTGAGCCCGTTCCATGCGATCGATGTTCTCGATGCCAAATATCCTGACAAGGAATGAAACATGGTGCCTTCGGGCACCATGACAAACATGCACCGTTAGCACAGTCTGGCCTAATGCGCTGCCCTGTCACGGCAGAGATCATGGATTCGAATTCCATACGGTGCGCCAATTTTGCATAGTGGTCGCTTGACTGCTATCATGAAACAACACCCGCTTATTTCAGTGGAAGAATATCACCGTGACATGGTGAAGGTCGCTGGTTCACATAAATAGTTGATGAACTATGTAGCCATTTACGATCGATTGATTATTAGAGCGAAGTCTAGAAAACTTGACTCATATACTGAGAGACATCATGTAATACCAAGATGTTTAGGTGGATCTGATGACGAAACAAATCTAGTAGATTTGACCGCTCGTGAACATTATGTGGCGCACCAATTATTAGTGAGAATCCACCCAAACAATATTGGTTTGATAGCAGCTTGTTTCTTGATGTGCGATAATTCCAATCGCCGTATGACTAATCGAATTTACGGTTGGATGCGAGAAAGATTCGCAGAAAGAATGAAACAACAAATTGGTTCTAAAAATTCTAGATATGGCTCAAAATGGATTCATAACTTTGAATTGAAGCAAAGCAAGACGATTAAAAATCATGAACCATTACCGGATGGTTGGTTATATGGCAGAAAGATGTCCTTTCCGGATTTACCAATATGTTCTATGTGTAATGAACATGCATCGTCAAAGTTGAGTAAATATTGTTTATCGCATAAGAAAGAAATACAATCGAATCAAGGAAAAGAGAATATCAAGTTCATCAAAGATTCTGCAAGAGAATCATATGTCGGTAAAAAGTTTATAACAGACGGTAAAATCGATAAGTTGCATCCAAAAGATTCCCAACCTCCAGATGGATGGAATTGGGGAAGATCAACAAATAAGAAATCAAATCGTTAATTTAAAGGTGGTCCCAGCAGCGGGTACCAGATTCAATAGCCACTTAGCTCAGCGGTAGAGTCCTTGCCTTACAAGCAAGTTGTCGGGGGTTCGATCCCCTCAGTGGCTACCAGTCCATGGGTCGTTGGTGTGAAAGGTTTAGCCATCATCCTTACAAGATGAACGATGTAGGTTCCCACCATCAGCTATAAGCGTTCGCATGTCCAACCAACATGCTTTCCTCTTTTGGGTTTTAAGCCATGCAATGCCATATCCATCATGGTATCAACCCGCAAATCGTGTTCTTTACAAAATGCGATAAAGGTTCCAGTGATAATAAACTCATCACCCTCCGGTGATGTGATGCGCCAAGTTTTCGCTTGAGGGTGGGCTGCACCGCTGATTTTGTTTCCAAGAGCGGCATTTCGTTCCGCCGAATGTTTCTTTCCGTAGAAAGGGTTGTTTTCGCCCTTTTGTCGACCTTGTATCCGTTGTGTCCACGTAGATCCAGCTACTGAAAACATACCGTTTCCATTGATTGGATCGACGTAATGACGATTCAAACAAAGGGGTGACGAGATACTATCTTTGATGAGTTGCTGTTCATACCAATAACATTCATGGTATTGATCTGATGTGAAGACTACCTCGGCTTTGAATGAATCAAGCCCATGTTCAGCAATAAGTTTGGATACCGTACGCGAAGATGAAAAATAGGATTTGAACAAATCGTCTTCGGGTTTTAGTCCACTCTTAACGTTCCTACTTCTAGAACCGTAGTAAAATTTACCAGTTTCTACGTGTTCGATACGATAAACATATGGTGTCGGCATTGTGAGTTCCTTGCCGATATTTAGTCCGTTGGGATCAGTTCAGCAACTTCAAAATTTCAATGTTTATGAAACCAAGTTGATCCCGTTACTTTCGATACCTGAGTAATTCAGTGGTAGAATAGCGTCTTGATAAGGCGAAAGTCGTAGGTTCGATCCCTACCTCAGGTACCATTTCAATCTCTACTTGTCGGCCCTGTGAAGGCTCTGAATGTCAATTGCGCAAACGGCATTTGGGTATAACGAACTGGTTTGGAGTCACGTCCTTGCTTGCGAATACTGATGAGATGAGTTGTCACCGGTGGAGTCGGTAGTGTAGTGGTTCTGCACACTTGTCTGTGAAACAGGTAGTGATGGGTTCGATTCCCACCCTTCTCCCCATTTTCGAGAGCGTTTAGGTGTGGCCATAGCTTAATTGGTAAAGTCCTAGAATGTGACTCTGGTGGATGTCGGTTCGACCCCGACTGGTCACCCCTAAACGTTTTCATGCTGCCTTAGTTCAGTTGGTAGAATGGCTCCTTGGTAAGGAGGCGGTGGCTGGTTCGATCCCAGCAGGCAGCACCAAATTTCATGCCCTTGTATCCTTAGTGGCAAAGGTCCTGCCTTGTAAGCAGGGTTCGGTGGTTCGATTCCATCCTGGGGCACCACATATTGCGTCGTTTGGCTTTTTGCAGTAGAATGGCTTTGACTAAACGAAGAAAGTAAAACGATGTACATGGTATTTTGGGTGTCATATAACGAAGGCACCATCACCCCAATGTCGCAGGGGTTCAAAGATCACGAACTGACACAAACGTTGAAGTTCATGGAAGATTTGCGGCGTCAACAACGTACTGACGGCTCAGTGGGCTTCGTTGGTATGGTCTCTGAAGATCCCAACAGCGTTGGTCTGCCGGGTGTGAGCGACAAGCTCCCCGAAGGCTACGACTGGTCGAAGAAGTTCCGTGGTGATGGCCCGGTGAAAGATGACGGTCTGGGTGTTGGAAGGACTTTGGGATGAGAAAGTCACTTGCGGTAGGCGACGATGTAGTGTTCCTGTATTGTCAGTTCGTTGAACGCGGCAAGGTCTTGAAAATCAATAAGAAGACCATCAAAGTTCATTGTCCAAATCCCGGTCCTTGGTGTAAACCTTTTGACAAGAATGTGTTACCAGATCGCGTTGCATACATTGATGATGTTTTGGCTGTCGTCTGGGACTCTACCAGAGGCGTCGAGGGCAGTTACCGGTTTGATTACGTGAAGTACCCACAGTATGCCAAACGTGCTGGTGATTGGGGACAACCTTTCACGTATGTGAAAGAATAAGACTGGACGTGGTGTAGGTTGGTCAACATGGCTCCCTCGGAAGGAGGCGATCGCGGGTTCGAATCCCGCCGTCCAGACCAAAATAAAGATGCGGGCGTAGTTCAATGGTAGAACTCCACTTTGCCAAAGTGAGAACACGGGTTCGATTCCCGTCGTCCGCTCCAATGAAGGTTTGACTTCTTCGCCAATGAACATACCATAAGAACATGGTAGTAACGAAGAAGGCATGAAAATGGAAAAAGCACTACATCCTCAAGATCGTCGAAAGTGTTTACACTCAAAGTTATCACTTTGAAGGTGAGGATGTTCTTCGTGAAACCAACGAATTCCTGGTCAGTACCCGAAAGATCAAGCAATTCGAAGAAGACAACGATTTCGCCTATGGTTATGTGAATCATTTGATCGAAAAGGCACTCGATCAAATGAAGCGCGGATTCAAGCAAGCCCGTATGTCGACCGGTGAGAAACACAGCTTCACGGACGGCGGTCATGACTGGTACGGTGCTCTGGCTCCTGATATCGATTGCAACGACGAAATCTACGAAGTTGAAATTGACGTCAACGCTAGGTGGTAATCAATGGACGTTGATGCATATTTTGATGAGATGTATCAAAAGTTCATCCACAAGACCCAGAGTATTACGATTTGTGACAGTTACGACATTTTCATAGAACTGGCAGAAGACGCTGCACTATTCAAACTGAAGTGGTGTTAGACTTAGGCAACTCGCCAATCAGCGTGTAAGTCCGCCCTGTCCCCACAACGGTCTTCTAAGCCGTCGACGTTAAAGAGTGGGATGAAGTCGAGAGGTTCGATACCTCCAGGGTGGTCCAAGTTACGTTTTTGCTAAATACCACCGAGAGGTGGTATATGGTAAGAGCCGATAAACGACGTTATCACTACATCTACAAGACGATATGCTTGATAACACAGAAATATTACATAGGGATGCACTCCACGGATAATCTTGACGATGGTTATTTGGGGTCCGGGACTGTACTTTCGCGCTCTATTAAGAAATACGGCAAAGATGCACATCGTTGTGAGATTTTGGAATTTCTTCCAGATCGAGAAACTCTGAAACTTCGAGAACGATCAGTAGTAACGGAAGAAATCGTTTCTGATCCTATGTGTTTGAACTTAAAGCAAGGTGGCCATGGTGGTTGGGATCACATCAACAATGGTGATTTTGAAAAATCTACTGAAGCATCAAGAGAAAAAATCAAACAGTTACATAACGATCCTTCGTGGTTGAGTAAGAAACGCGATAAGAATTCAGCAGCCATGCAAAAGAGAATGGCTGATGGTTACTCTCCACCAAAGACATTTAGTGACCCAGTGATACGAGAAAAAGCAATAATACTGGCAAAATCGGAATCATCATTAGCAAAAAGACGGGAAACATATTCAACGATCAAGCATCAACAAGGATCATCAAATTCTCAATTTGGTACGTGTTGGATATCTAATAAAGATCGAACACAGGAGTTGAAAATAAGTGTAGATCAATTGAATTCATACTTGAACGATGGTTGGTCTCGTGGTAGAAAAATCAAGAAGATTTGATAATTGGTGTTATACTAACATCGTAACATTTTCATACCAGCCAAAATGAAAAAGATCATCGTCGCCGCTTTTGCTATTTTGATGACAGCCACAGCTTGGGCCGAATCGAAATGCCCCCAACTCTATCCCAACAACCAAGAAGTAGCGATCAAGAACACGATCGAGATTTGCAATTCCTTCTACGTCGTTCGTTATGACGTGGAACATCAAGCAGTGATTGCCACATTTGAAGTCATTCAAAACAACAAGGCTAATGTGGCACGGAAAGACCATTTCCGACCAGACCCTCGAGTGCCTGAACGCTACCGAGTTCGAGTCAAGGATTACTTGAACTCGCATTACGACAAGGGTCATATGGTAGCGGCCGAAGATGCTGCCAATGCCGATCAGATGGACGAGACCTACTACATGACAAACATGACTCCCCAGGAACCAACAGTGAACCGTATTTCTTGGCGCGTCTTGGAATCAAAGGTTCGAAACATGGCTGACCAAGATGGCGCGCCATTGAAGGTGGGCACTTTTGCGATTTACTATCACCCCCAAAAGATCAAGGGTGGTACACCGATCCCACAAGGGTATTGGAAAGTCGCTTACCGTAAGTCCGGTCCACTGTTTTTCTATGCTGAGAATAGCGTTCGCGCACCCGTACAAAAGAAGGGCCCTATGACAATGAATGCTTTAACTACGCCTCAGTGGTGAATCACGGGCTAGTGACGGGAATGGGTATACCTTCCTTCCTTAAAAGTTGGAGCTTGTGAGTTCGAGTCTCACCTAGCCCACCATTTCGCTCCTTTATTTCAGTGGTAGAATGATGGTTTCGTAGTCCATCGACGACTGTTCGATTCAGTCAAGGAGCACCAAACATGACTGGGTATATTGTCAGCCAGGTAGACGGCCACCCCGGGATGGTGGAGGACGTGGGTTCGAATCCCACTACCCAGACCAGTAAATAAACGACAGACGTCGTGAAGATGCGAAACCATCTCACGGACATTGGGTCCGTAGTTCAGTGGAAAGAACGCTTGGTTCCGAGCCAAGAGGTCGGGGGTTCGATTCCCTCCGGATCCGCCAATTTTGACTTCTGGCGCTAGAGCGTTAGAATTGATCTCTATGAAACAGAAAAATAGCATCATGCAAATGTTCAAGACGAATCTCAAGGAGTCTTGGGGCTTCTACTGGTCGTCCATGCGAGCATTGAACGTGTTTGCAAAACGAATTTCACGCCAGTCGTGAACCAAAAATCCCAGATTGGTTTCAGCAACTCAACTTATAATCTTTTCAAACAAGAAAGGGCCGGGTTCGAATCCCGGGAACAGAGATGGGATCTGTTCTGGTGTAGTGGTAGCACTCATATAAGCCAATCAGTTACAGTCAGCATTTACTCTAGTGCATTGGAAATTCATAAGGAGTAAAATGGCTTTTGAAGAAATTGTGGGGAAGACCATCATCGAGGTGGCAATGCATGAAGATTACCTGCTGCGATTCACACTCGCGGACGGGTCCTTTGAGTATTTTGGTGCAACGGGTGACTGTTGTAATTCAGTATGGTTCTGCCATATTGAAGGCATTGATCGTTTGATTGGTGCTGGTATTTTTGCAGTCGAAGAAAAGGGTTGGAACCAACTCGAAACCAACGACTACGATTGTCTGGAAGCTGGCTTCTGGACTTTTGAGCACCACAAAGGGTTACGTTGACATTGAGGTTCGAAATTCTCACAATGGCTACTACGGTGGCTATGTGCAGAATTACGTTCACTTGAAGAAGGGCGACCCCAAACTTGATTTCAAGGTCCTCACTGAGGACTTCTGATCGTCAATTCGACTTACTAAATAGAGCACTGATGAAAAACAAAATCATGAGTGTATCTAGTAGTCCAGTTTAATTGATTTGAGTGTCGAGCGGCTCGTGAAAGCCGCTCGACACCATTCATTCTGGCGTTTTTGTAGTTGTAATTGTTGAGAAGAAGAAAATGAAAGAGAAAAGTTTAGGATCGAAAATGTTGTCAAACTCGAAGTTCTATATGGGATATTCGAGATGGGTTGAAGAGACTGGTAAGTACGAAACTTGGGCGGAATCAGTCTCCAGAGTAATGAATATGCACCGCCAGAAATATGCGTCGGTGATGACTCCTCGTTTGGAAGCCTTTATCAACGAAGCTGAATCCGCGTACAAGGATCAATTGGTTCTTGGCGCACAACGAGCATTACAGTTTGGTGGTGAACAGTTGTTCAAACATGAAGCTCGTATGTACAACTGTTCAGTGAGCCATTGTGATCGTGAATCCTTCTTCAATGAAGCAATGTATCTGCTTCTCTGTGGCTGCGGTGTTGGTTTCTCGGTGCAGAAACAACACATCGACCAACTCCCCAAGATCGAACGCCGTTCATCCTCAGATGCAATGGTATTTCAAGTTCCTGACAGCATTGAGGGGTGGGCAGATGCCTTTGCAGTCCTTCTGAGTTCGTACTTTGAAACAGGTGGCGTTTATCCGGAATACAAGGGCAAGCAAGTTCACTTTGACTTCTCCTTGATTCGACCAAAGGGTGCTTTGATATCTGGCGGATTCAAGGCTCCTGGTCCTGATAGCCTTCGCAACGCTCTTGTCAAGTGCGAGGAGCTGATCGAAAAGAGCTTATCTGAAGGCCATAACAAGATCCGTCCAATTGTAGCCTACGATTTTGTCATGCACATGAGCGATGCCGTGCTGGCTGGTGGCGTTCGTCGTTCGGCTACCATCTGTCTTTTCAGCAAAGATGACCAAGAAATGCTGAAAGCCAAAACGGGCAATTGGTTTGTTGAAAATCCTCAAAGAGGTCGTAGTAACAATTCAGTCGTGTTGAAGCGTGGTGAGCTTTCTCGTGACGAATGGGCTGCTATTATGAAGTCAGTCAAGGACTTCGGGGAGCCGGGTTTCATCTTTGTAGACAACGAAGAATTTGCCTACAACCCTTGCGTTGAAATTGGCATGCTACCGAAGACCATTGATGGACGTTCTGGTTTTCAATTCTGCAATTTGACCGAGATCAACGGTGGAAAATGCATTAGCAAAGAAGCACTCATGCAGGCATGTCGTGCCGGTGCGATCCTTGGTACTCTGCAGGCTGGTTACACCAACTTCAAGTACCTGTCACCAGAAACAAAAGAGATCACAGAACGTGAAGCTTTGATCGGTGTATCAATCACTGGTTGGATGAATAACCCAGACATTCTGTTTGACGAAGGCACCCTGAAGCAAGGAGCTGAATTGGTTCGCGCCGTCAACAAGGAAGTTGCGTCCCTTATCGGTGTGAATCCTGCCGCTCGAACAACTTGTGCCAAACCATCAGGCAATGCTTCTGTTCTTTTGGGCACTGCATCCGGTATCCACGGAGAACACGCACCGATGTATTTCCGTAATGTGCAGATGAACATTGACGATCCCGTGGCTCAACTTATTCTCGAGACCAACCCCAAAATGGTCGAAAAGTCGATCTGGAGCGCCAATGGCACCGACTTTGTAGTAAGTTTCCCAGTAACCTCGAAGGAGGGTTCGATCTTCAAGCATGATCTGATGGGCGTCAAGCAGTTGGAGTTTGTCAAGAAGGCCCAGCAACACTGGGTTGAAAACGGCACCAACGTCGAGCTGTGCGTGGACAAGAACCTGCGACACAACATCTCCAACACCATCTCGGTGGACGATTGGGATGCAGTCGAGCAGTACATCTACGACAACCGCCAGTGGTTTGCGGGCATCTCCTTGCTGTCTGCATTTGGCGACAAAGGATACGCGCAAGCCCCGTTCACGGAAGTGTTCACAGCTGAACAGATTCTCAAAGAGTACGGCGAGGCCAGTATGTTCGCATCAGGTTTAGTTGTGGATGGTCTATCGGCGTTCAATGACAATTTGTGGCAGGCCTGTGACACGGCATTGGGATTTGGATTGACGTTGAGTGAGGACGAGGCGCATGATCTTCTTAAGCGAGACTGGGTCCGTCGATTCAAGAAGTTTGCCGACACTTTCTTTTCTGGCGATCTGATCCGCACTTCATTCTGTTTGAAGGACGTCTTCAATCTCCACAAATGGGTCAGTATCCAGAACAATCTTACCGATATCGATTTCGCCGCGTCGCTGTCTCAGAACAAGTTTGTTGATGCCGATACACTGGGTTCACAAGCTTGTGCTGGTGGTGTATGTGACTTATCATTCTGATTGTTGATCTCGTAAACCGATCTTCGTATCATGCTGCCAATTCTGGAGTTATGGTATGAAGATCGGTTTTTCTATGTCTCGTTGTTTCCGCGACATCCTTGATGGTGTTGTTCCCGCGGATGATGTCGTCATGATCATTGCTCGAACACGGGCACCCACACGAGATGCCATGCTCACGTTGATATCGCAATATCACAGTTATGGTGAATTGGGAGATCACGACAAGGAGAAGTGCGAAGAACTCATCATGGGGTTCTATGACGCGGGCAAGATTCATCAACCGCGAAATTTTGGCTCGTATCGGATCGCAACACCAGATAAATTTGTCTGGATGGATTTGGTACCCACAGTTAAAGAAATGCCCGAAGGCGCACGTGAGGCCTGGGAACAATATCGCATGATGCTTGCCCTGGCATCCGAGAAGCCAATCCCAGATGATGAGGGAGCCCAATGGCTATGACTTGCATAATCCGCAAGTTAATCGCATAATGAAAAACAAAGGAGACTTTCATGCCGTGCCAA